AAAGGTGCTGCTGGCGTCGGTGGTTTGCTTGCTCTCCTCCTACTGCTTATCTGATGTTATATATGAAAGAACGAATAATGTAACTACAAATGGTTACAACTGGGATATGACTAAGGTCTTACCTCCAGAAGCAGGATTAAAAGTTCAAGGGATATATCACAAGTATACAATAACTAAAGATCCCAATACAGATGCTACAGTATCTATAGTAAATAAAAATACTAATGGTGTAGGTAATATCTATGAAAGACATGATAATTGGGATCAGATACCTAGTAATACAAAGTTAGGGTTTGATACTATTACACCTACATTAGGTACATCATTTGGAGATGGTAGTATCTATGTAGATGGTGATGGGGAACTGAGCGACGTTATAGTTGCTTACAATTACATGTACGATACTTGTGCGATACCCTTAACAGATTCCTCTTGTCCGGGCTATGAAGATGCTCTGATGAAATATCTTCTTGATAATGGTTTAATAGATAATGAGCCAGATATAAATGATCCTTATTATGATGATTGGGTACAGTTCCAATTAGATCAAAAAGCAGAAGCTGCAGAGGAAGAAGAAAAACAAGAAGAGAAAGCTAAAGAAGACGAAGAGGAACAAGAGTTAAAAATAGAGAAAGCACTCGCGGTAGCAGGTGCGGCTGAACAGATTGCAGATCCAACACGACAAATAATCATGATGGCTCAGATGATGTCAGCAGGAACCCTAGATGGATACTATGGAGCAACGATAAACGGTGGAACTTATGAAGACACTGTTGAGTTAGAAGATGGTATCATTATAGATAATTTTAAAGCATTGAGAAACCTTGCACAAGATAAGGTTCATAGAACAATGGTTCGATCTCAATATGAATAAATGGAGATAACATGGATATTAAAACAATAACAGCGTTAGCGTTCTTAATGCCAGCCACTGCTGCAATGGCAGTTGACTCACCTATTACAGGTACAGTAGAACCTAAATGTTCAATATGGACAGAAACAGCAGGTGTATACGGACATCCACTACCATACAAGCTAACTACAAAACCTTCAGATGGTGGAGTTAAAGCTAGTATACGTGTTGATATAGCGCAAGCTGATTACTATAAAACTAAATTCACACATCCGAACAGCTTCTCATCTAGTCCTACATTTACAGATGCAGTTGCATGGACAGGTAGTACTGTTGTAGGTGCAGTAGGTGTAGCTGGGATGTCAGCTTATGAAGCTGCAAAGGTAACTTATAATAATGTCACAGAGTTTAATATGACATTAGCAGGATCTACATGGTTTACTGTAGAGTCAGAAGCTAGCTATGGGTCAACTAAATCTTTACCAGCAGGTAACTACACAGCACTTATAGTAGCAGAATGTATAGCAAAATAATATTATCTCTTTGTTTTGTTTTGTGTACTGTGCTTCAAAGCTACGCTCATGAAATGACACCAGCTTACCCAAAGCTAAAGACATCATATATAGATGGTGTATCAGTTACTAAAATGAAACTGTTTAATAGAAGAGAAGAGGTACAGTATTATCAGATAGAAGTATTTACATTTGATTTTAAACCTGTTCCTTTTGCTTCTACAGATAAGATAATAAAGATAGGCTTTAATAAATATAAAACATTTGATGTATATATAAAATCTAATGACATAGATAAAGTAGTATACATTTGTACACAATCAAAATTATTCAAAGAGACTAATCAAATTTCTTTAATAACGTCGAGGGTTTGCTCAAAAATAAAGGACAAGTAAATGAGGATATACTTAATACTTTTATTAGTTACTCTTGTTTGCAGTTGCAGTTATAGTAGAACTTATGCAGACTCAACGTCTAACTCTTTAAGTTTATCGATACCTAATTCTACTACAAGTTTCCAAGCAGATAAATTTCGTGCAGGAGAACTAGATTGTAGTAATGCAATAGGATCTGCAACTAATATAGAGTTTGGAGTAACTGGTATTATCCAAGGAGGAACTTCTAGTCATCAACAAGTTGGTGATATAGGAGTATACTCTAAGATAACAATACCGCTTGGAAAGCGGGCGAAGAATAGAATTGATTGCAATCGTTTATACGAACTTGAACTTCAAAAGAAAGAACTAGAAGTTATGAAACTACAGCAAGAGATAAACCAACTAAGAAGTTTATCTTTTGAAAACTAGGAGGACATTATGGCAACAGAGATAGAAGTTGGAGGAGCCACCATAAAAGGTGGGAAACTCATGCTTATTGTACCAATCGTGTCGGCACTAGGTGGTGGACTATGGGGTGGCTTTGAGTTCTACAAAGACTACATGGACATGAAAGAGATTATTCAAAATATAGATATAGATTCTATACAGTCTGAAAATACTTTAGTTCAAACTAAGTTAGATAAAGCAATAGATTATACACGAGATATAAAAGATGATCTACGTGAAGATATACTAAAGATGGAAGGTTACATTGATAAAATAGATTCTAAGGTTGAGAAGTCTGTAGATAGTGTTAGAGAAACTAAACTATTAATAGATGCATCATTAGAGACTATGTTGGCTTCTATGAATGAATTACAAAAAGATACCACTGCATCTCTTAGAGAAGTTGAATCTTTAAATAGAGAAGCTGAGAAAGATGTAAGGAATACAATGAGAGAAACCGAAGCAAGAATAGAATCTAGTATGAGGAAGCTAGAGGAGAAGCTAATCGAAAGGTTACAAGAAGCTTTGGATAACCCACTCTCAGATTAAGTTTCCGCAATGTCCTCACGACTCCGGTGGTAGTCAGCGGATAGACCACCACATAATTAGGCTAGTAGCCTGTTAGATAGATAGAACCTAGGAGGTTACTATGTCAAGATATATACAAGAGGCTTTAGAGCCTGAAGAAGAAAGTAAAGAAGAAGTACGTGAAATGCCAAAAGCAGGTAAATATTCTGTAGAAGATTTGCAAACAACTAAAACACCAACATGGTCGAGAGGTTCAGTAAATGGATAGTACAGGGTATAAAGAAAAAGTAACTGACGAACAACTATTAAATCTAATAGAGTCAGGTGTTCAAGATACAACTGGTGATTGGTTAAACTCTTCTGATTTACAAAGAGAAAGACAACGGTCTACATACGAATACGCAGGAGTTCCAGAGCTACACTTAGCTCCTCAAGGCGTATCTACTATTGTAGACACATCTACTACAGAAGTGGTAGAGGCATATACTGCTGTACTATCAGATTTATTTTTATCTAATCAAAAACTAGCAAGGTTTATTCCAATAGATGATAATGCAAGCTCATACAAGCAAGCTAGAAATGCATCTATGGTAACTAACTACGCTTTGTTTAAACAAAATAAAGGATGGGAACTTTTACAAACTTGGTTTAAATCTGCATTACTTTGGAAGAATGGAGTAATAAGATGGGATTATATAGAAGATTACCATTATAAAATAGAAGAGTATGAAGAAATAGATCAAGATAGACTTGATATATTATTAGCTGATGAGAATATAGAAATTATTGGTGATTTAGAATTTGAAAATAAATTTGGTGAATCAGATCCTTTTGGTGGACCAGATGCAAATGCACAGTTAGTATATGTTAATGTAAGAACTAGACGTAAAATTGATAAGTCTAGAGTTAAAATAGATAACATCCCACCAGAAGCATTTAGGATATCAAGAGATGCTACATCAATAGAAGATGCATCTTTTGTAGGTATTCAATCTGAAATGACTAGATCAGAAATGAGAAAGTATTTTCCTGAATTATCTTCTAACTTATCTGATGAAGAATGGGATGAACTTGATGATTATGAAAGTTGGTTAGGAGCTACTGGATATGCTGAAGAAGTGTCAGCTCGTAAGCAAGTAACAGGTCAAGAGTACTGGAAAGGTGCTAGATCTGGAGATACATATCCTTTAGAAGCTAATCGAATGGTTACAGTTACAGAGTGTTGGATAAATGTAGACAGGGATGGTGACGGCATTGCAGAACTAAAACGTATTATGACTGCAGGAGATCATATTCTTTTAGAAGAAGATTGTGATATGATACCATTAGCATCTATAACTCCTATTGATATACCTCATGAATTTTATGGTTTGTCAATGGCTGACTTCACAAGAAGTTCAACTCTTGCATCTACTGCAATCTTACGTGGGTTTGTAGAAAATACTTACTTAACTAATTACTCACCTAAATTAGCTGATCCTAATGTGGTTGACTTTTCAGCGTTGCAGAATATGCGACCTAAACAGATCATACCTACGAATGGTAATCCTAATGGTGCAGTATCTACACTACCTCCAGAAGTTATATCTACTGGAACTGTTCCTTTGTTGCAACATTTACAGACAATAAAAGAACAAGCTACTGGTATGAGTAAAGCAGCACAAGGTCTTAACGATACATTGTATGTTTCTGGAAATTCCGAAGCTAAAGTGGCAGCTGTTCAATCAGCATCTCAGAAACGTATACAACATATCGCTAGACGTTTTGCTGAAACTGGTTTAAAAAGATTAGTACAAGGTGTATATTCAACTATGCAAGATTGTATTAATCGTAAAATTAGTATGATGGATGGTGGTGTATTCTATTCTATAAATCCAAAAGATTTACCTGCAGAAATGGAATGTGATATATTCTTAGACTTAGGTGAAAATTCTAATAGTAACTTATTAGCTAAATATGCAAAAGTAGGTAGTGAAATATTACCTGCACTGAACAGTCAAGGTCAAGGTATGGTTATAAAACCAGAAGCACCTGCTGTACTTGCAACTAAAGTTATTGAATCATTAGGTATTGATTCTCATGATTTCTTAGAAGATTATACTACAGATGAATTTAAACAAAAAGCTGCTGCTGCATTAGAAGAACAGACAAAAATGACACAGCAAAAATCTCAACTAGAAGATCAACAAGCTAAAACACAGGCTATGCAAAATGAAGCTAATGTTAAATTCACAATGGCACAAACTAAAAATACAATGGATGATAATGCAAAACAACTTGCAGTATCTATTGATAGACATTTCCAAGAATGGACTGATCTAAAAATTAAAGCAGAAAAAGAAGGTGTGGAATTACCACCACGACCTGATTACTCGCAAATACTTATGATGGCTAGACAATTAATTGGTGACGTTGGTCAAGATCAACAACCACAGCCAGAACAACAACAACAAACAGGAGCTACATAATGGCAACAGTAACATTAACAGCCGCAGGTGTAGGCGGTACACAATCAGGTACAATTACAACAGCTGGTGGATCTGGCGGTGGTAAAGTAATCGTAACAAATGACAGTGACTCACCAATAACATTTAAAGTATCTACAGGTGGATCGGTAGTATTAACTGATCAATATTGTGATGCTAAAAGCTATAAACTAATAACAGGACTTAATAACGGTGCAACTACATTAACTGTTGTATCAACTTCTCATGGCACATCTGCACAGAGTGGTGAGATTATTTACCTAACATTGGTTACTTAAGAACAATGGAAAAATATCGTAGAGCAGCTGAGAAGAAGCTGGGCGATAAAGTACATCCCGATATAATAGCGCAAGAAGCTCTGGAAAATGCAGAGTTTTCTTCGCGTGAAAGGGAATACTTCTTCGATAGAGCATACGGAGAATTACTTGCTGATTATTTTGTTGAGTGGTTAAAGACTTCTCCTCACGAAACTAAACATCGTGAGTTTATATACAATAGTGCATTAGCACTTGGAGATGTGAAAGCAAGATTAATAGCAGTAGAAACACTAGGTAAAAATATACCTTATATGAAAGACATGGAGGACTAAATGTCGAGGACAATAGATTATGAATTACTAGTTAAAAATTGTAAAGATATCATCAATACTCTTGAGCATGACTCAATGAGATCATCTGGAAAGATGAAGATGAATTCAGATCAACTTTTAGCTTTATACAAGTTACTACCTATCTATGAAGATAAGGCAGTTAAAATTAAACCTACCCCAAAAAAGAAGGAGGGTTAATAAATGGACAACGAAGAATCTCTACCCAACGCGGATGACGTTCAAGTTGATGGTCAGACTGAAGCACAACTCTTAGATGCCGTACTAGCAAATTCTGAACTTGCACAGCAAGCAGGGATTGTACCGCTACCCGAAGAAGAGGAAGCCGAAGATGGCCCGGTGGAATCAGAGGAACAAGAAGACCAAGATTCTGAAGAAGCCGTTAGTGAAGATGAAGGTGAGGAAGTTGAGTCAGAAGAAGATGTAACAGAAGATGAGGATGCCACTGAAGAAGTCGCTACCCAAGACACTGATGTTTACACTGCTGATGATCTTGATTTGGATGCAAAGGTTTCTGTCAAAATTGACGGTGAGGAATCTGAAGTATCTTTTGGTGACCTACTTAAAGGTTACACAACCGAACAGAGTCTTTCTAAAAAGGGTCGTGAACTCGGAGAAGCGAGAAAAGCTTTGGATAATGAAAGAACAAAGAAGCTTGATGAACTTGAAAAAGTTGCATCAGCTACTGCTGCTATCATTGGAAAAAATGAAGAAGGGCTTGCTAAAGAATACCATGACATCGAAGCTAAAATTGAAACAGCTAGAAGTAATGGTGATACTTACGAGGTTAACGAACTTAAAGATAAACGTGAACTAGTTCAAAAACAATATTGGACTGTTCGAAATCAACGTGAAGGTATGGTAAAAGCAGTTAATGAGCAAAGAGAAAAACTTGCTAAAGAGAATTGGGAGAAATCTGTAAAGCATTTCCAAGATACAATTCCAACTCTTATACCCGACTTTAATGAAGATGTAGCTGCTAAAATACGTGAGTTTGCTATTAGTGAAGGGATAGATCCTGTCTCACTAGATACAATCACTGATCCAGCTATCGTTAAATTCGTTGATGATTTTAGGCGATTAAAGGAAACAACATCTAAAGGTGCGGCTAGACGAAAGACTACCCCATCTAAGAAAGCACTTCCTACTAAGAAACCTAAATCTCCTAAGAAGAAAGCACAAGATAAGGCTAATACAGTCAGAGCAAAAGCATTTGCTAAAGACTCTACTAAAGCTGATCAAGACGCTTTCTTAAGACAACTTGCTTCTAATTCTCTAAAATTATAATATAGGGTATAAACCCTAGGAGTATATCATGGCAAAGACAATCGGCTCAAGAGCCGTAGCAACTGGTCGCGGTGGTGCAGACGTAGCGTCAGGCACAAGCGACGCAATGGTTTCACAACGTGAAGACCTATCTAATTTTATCAGTATGATTACAAGGGATGAAACACCATTCCTAGCATCTATTGGTAAAGCAAAAGCAACAGCAATTCGTCACGAGTGGCAAACAGATGCATTAGCAGCACCTGCAGATTCAAGAATCGCAGAAGGTGTTGACTATGCAGATGCTGGAACTTCAGCCTCATCTAATGAGTTCCCTGCAGGTTTCACAACTGTTGGTGGCAATCGTACACGTTTGAGCAACGTATGTCAGATTAACGGTAAAGTTATTACTGTGTCTGGTACACGACGAGCAATCGATCAAGCTGGTGTTGCTGATGAGTACGCATATCAACTTAAAAAGCGCGGAACAGAAATGCGACGTGACGTTGAGAGCGATCTTGTAAACACAGCTAATGTTGCTGTAACAGGAACTAATATCCGATCAATGGGTACACTTCGTTCTTGGCTATCTGCTGGTGCATCAACTGTTCAAAGAAACGGTGTTGCAGCTGTAGCAGGTGGAGATCAAGGTGAAGGATCAACAGTTCCAGCTGGCTCAAACCTTGAGCATGGTGGTTCATCTGTAACCGACGTAGCACTATCTCTCGCAGACATTGATGCAGTTATGCAGTCAATCTACGAAGAAGGTGGTGATGCTTCTCGTGTAATGTTGTCACCAAAGTTACGACGTGACTTCTCAGACCTAATGGTTTCTGACACTGGTGTTCGTAGAAATATGGACGCAGACGGAAAACTACGACAGTCTGTAGACGTTTACATGTCTGACTTCGGAGATCTAATGGTAGTTCCAAACTACATCATGGGTCTTGGCACACTTGCAAACGAAGCTGCATTTATCTACGATCCTCAGTGGTGGGCTATCGCTACACTACGTCCAATGCAGGAAGTAGAAGTTGGTCAGAAAGGTGACTCAACTGTAGGTATGTTCGTTGAAGAATGTACACTAGAGTGTAAGAACCCATTGGGTTCAGGAGCTATCTACGGATTAGCATAAGTTATATAGGAGGGGAGGGAATAATCTTCCCCTCTTTTTT